AAATAGAAATTCAGCACAAGTATCATCTGAATCCACAAGAACTTTACCTGAACCTTCTTGTAATGACAGCACTGCTGTATTTATAGCAAGTAAGGCTAAATCACCTGTCATGTCATCAGTTACACCTAATGCAGCTAATGTACCAGGATTGGAAACACAATTAAAGGTAGTGGGGTTTAAACACCCACAATTATCGTAACATTGATTACTCGTGTTACAAGGATCAGTGCAATTATCCAAGCATGGGTTTGTATCGTTACAGTTTGCCATTTTATTTTTTTAAATTTTAATTATCCAGGAATAGGGTATTCATCACATGTTGCCTCAAAAGGAGGTAAGTTATATGGAGTATCCCTATCAGATATCTGTAAATAGGTAGAATCAAAGAGATCTTCAGGTACTTGAAAGTATACTGCATATAAGCGTCTGTCATCAGGTGCTACATTTAATTGTACAGCCTTAAATGAAAACAAAGCTTGGTCTGTGACGTATGCATTTAACATAGCCTCAGATGTACCATATGCTGCTATACCAATTATAAATGTAGTCCCACCTATTACTATCTTTTCATAATTTACATATTCTTCTTCCATTGCTGAATCATCATCTTCTGATGTATCATCTGTGAAGAAGTAAAATACACCACATTTATAAGATGTAGGTGTAGGCAGAGTACAATTTGAACCAGTAACACTTATTGCTCCTGAAGTTACAATAGAGGTAATCGTTGCATCCTTAGGTAATATAAAGCATTCCCCAGGTAGTAAAGTTATTGATTTTGTAGAAGGTGTTGAACTTACAGATGCCATATTATTAAATTTTTATATTCCTACAGTAGTAGTTGTTGTTGTTGAAGGACTATAGACTGCAGAGGAACTAGAGGAAACATATATAACCACTGCTGAAGATCCATCAGAGCCTTCTGCACATATTTCACAGTATCCACATGCAGATTGACTAACATTCTTATGTAAACACTTCTCACAATTTAATGTATCAGTACCAATTTTAGCCGTTATATCTATTTCTAGTATACCATTGCCATTCAATCCTGTTACTAATACCTCAGTTTCATTACCATTATTAAAGTTATCTACAATATCAATTGTAAATGTTTCAGTATTCCCATCTATATCTGTAATAGTACCAGTAGAACCTTTGTCTTCAAATCCAGTAGGAATAGAAGTTCCAGCTCCAGATGTAAACTTAATTATAATTCCTGTGTTGTCTTCATTATATACTGCAGTAAATCCAAGTGCTACGTCATCACATGTTGCTGCACAACAATTATTCTTTATGAATGTCAGATCCTGACGCATGCTTTCTACCATCAGTTTCATATTGTTATAGTCTTCTGCCCAATTAGCAGGAACCAAGATCCAACCCGTAATAAGACCATACTCTGCATTTAAATCTGAAGGTGTGTTAGCTAAAGCACTAGAAATATCAGCAGGAGTACCTGTAGATTCTTCTAAATCACAATGGGCTTGTGAAGTATTAATGACTTGAGTAGAAGTTGGTAAAACTGAAGAATTAACACAAGTTCCAAAAGATAGTTCATCGACAGTTGCTGTAGTATCTATATTATTAATCTGAGATTGTAAACTTATTACGTTACCTTCTAAAGATTCAATTCTTTGTTTATGATTACAGAGATTGTCTATAATAAGCTGATCAAGTTGATCTCTTGTTATTGAAAGAGAGTTCCCGAGATTATCAAACTGAGCATAACATTTAAGATTTACATTTATCTCTGACTCACCAAATAGATCATTTAATCTTTCATCTAAAGCATCTATATAATCTTTTAGGCATACTTGATTATCCCTAATAAGTTCTAGTATACTTGTAAGTGTTGTTTCAGAAGGAGCTTTTTGATTACATATATCTAAAAGAGCATCTATGTCAAATGATGAGAGATCTTCTCCAGCAACTTCTTGAAGTTTTGTAACAATTTCCCAAATAATAGTGTTTAGTGAATCACCATTACATATGCCTAAATATTCTATATCTCCACCATTCCAGATTACACTAGATGACGGTGTTGGTAAAGAGTTATCAGTTGCACAGTTATTTACTTTGTTCATTTACATTTTATTTTAAAAACCAAGTCAATAAGTCTTTGTTTGGGAGAATATGAATCATAGTTCTTAGAGAAACATGTCTCAATAAAATACTTATCACTAAGTAATTGCTCATACTTAAGTTTAGCAAATTCACATTTTATATTAGCACTTACAATCATTTGTGTATTTTTCTAGTAACTTTCTTGAAAATTCATATAGTTCTTTTCCTTTTTCTTTATCATTACATTCTTCTACCATCCACTTAGCTGCAGTAATAAACTCTTCTATATCTCTAAGTTTATCTCTTTCTTTAAAGTACTCATCTCTTGAGATACTACATTGAGTGCTAAGTAACTTAGTCCTCTGAATTTGTAACTTATTACTTAATTCAGTAGTTCTCATGTGATAATAGTGACTAAAAGTAAATAAGTTTGGTTTAAAGGATTGCTTTATCTCATATATGCCGTCTTGAAGTTCTATAAGATGTTCTTCATCTGAGGCTTTTTTATATCTTAAGTTAGAAGAATTTAGAGCTAATGAGAACCGTTTGGCTACATTAAATGTAACCCATACAGTCTTATTAACAGGTAATACTTCTACCAGGTAATTTTCTATTATTTCATCTGGACAATAATGAGAGGTATCGAATAGTCTCATAACCTTAAGATTAGGACTATTAGAAACCTCTAGAGATAATTCAGTTTTAACCACAGTATAATATAATTAAATAAAAAGATAAATTAAAATAATTCTCCAAATGAAAAACGGTAGACAGGGACAAACTGCCTTTCTGTCTACCGTTTTGGTCTATATTTTGTAAAAATTACTCGTTTATGTGCATTCCTACACCAGACTTCCCTGTCAGAACCCCTAGAACAGAAGCTTCAAAAATTGCAGCATTTGGATCACCCTCTTTGAAGGCAAACACAGCTGTAAATTTCTCTTGCTCATTTTTTCTAAAGCTACGTCCGTAAGAAGCCTTAAATGTAACATAGTACAATTTGTAGAATGTATTTCTGTCAACACTGTCAAGCAACCTCATATCAAAGCCTTCTCTATCCCTTGAATCAATTGAGAATTGACCCACGTGCTTAAGGTAAGCTGCTGTTTTCATCAGTACTTCTCTAACTATATACTCACCAGATTGTCTAGCTTGTCTACCAATCTTAGTTTGTTGAACTGAAGGCCAATTAGCTGCATCACAGTTACTGCCATCTTCTTGCAGAAGTGATACTTCAAATTTGACCGGCTCATTTTCATAGTAATCAGTTGGTAAGAATGAACAGTTACCAAACTTAGGATCAATATAACCTGCATTGATTCTGATACCACACCTACGTGTGTCATCTGCAACAACTTCTTCAGGAACAACTTCCCAAGCTTTGCCTTCAAATGCTGGCAATTCATCATAAGTAAATGTAACATTATTAGTCAAACAATCTTCTGGTAAACAGTCAATTGAATCTTGCTCTACAGTATAGTCATCAGCGCAACCTACACCTTCAACCAAAGTTAAAGTTTCAAGATCAATACCTTGAACACCTGCCAAAATTGACTCAAGATCCTCAAGTCTATCACCATCTTCATCACAATCAGGTCTTTGAAGAGCCTTGATTATTAATGTTCTACGTGAACTAATACCTTCACCACAAGCTGTCCAAGCAATAGCAGTAGGAGCTGCAAATATACACTGAGCTGCCTCAGTTCCAGTCAATTGGATTGTATCAGCTGCAAGAGCTGTAACAACAGTACCAGCTGCAATTTTAATTTGAACTACTGCAATTGAACCATCCTGACCTAAGAAAATTTTGTCAGCATCCGTTGCAACACTATAAGCAGTACCTACAGTATCAGCATATGTATCTCTAGCTGCATCAGATGTAAGATCTGATGTTGGAAGAAGAGGTCTCCTAATTATATATACATCTTTTGCTGCAACTTCAGTAGATCCATCTGGACATTCGTCACAAACAGCTGCTAAAACAGAACCTGATTGAGCAAAATCTGCTGGGGCTGCATCAGCTATAGGCTGACAAAACTCATAAGTAGATGTAGATCCACTCCTTGCAATTCTAGTAATTGTTTTATCAGGATACTGAGCTTGCACAGCTGCTAAAGCTAATGCATCACCATTATCACAAACATCCAAACAATACTTTTCCATATTTGGAGTTGCTGCTACAAATGGATCATTTACCAATTTAGCAACTACACCATATTTCCTTAACTCAGTATGAGTATTAATTTGATCAATTAATTTTTGAGTGTGAGTCAAACAGTCTGTAATTGCATCTGGGCAATCATCACCAGCACACGGTTCTGTACAATCCTCTTGGGGACTATAAGACACAGTGTACTCTTTTGGACCACCAAAGAACCTGTAAGCAGGTTGACCATGGAAGTAAAATTTGATGATAGTAGGACGACCTACTTCATAAGTCAAGCTTTTGCTAGACTCAGCGCCATTGAAACCAATTACCCACTCTTCATTTTGAATAGTGTGAGGAAGTGACAAATACATATTCTCTACGTCTTTACCGTAGAAAAATGCAGATTTGTGACTCTCTGTCACTGGTTGTCCAAACCAATCCTTACCGCCAGTATTACCCTGAGCAAAGAAGAACTCAGTACCGCTGCCTGAAGTAGTGGCAACACTAAATGTTGACCTATCAAACAAGCCAACTTGACCTGAAGTTAATTCTGAAGAATGTCCTGCCAGGTCCACTCCACCAGTTACCACGTAAAATGGTACATGATAGCTAAAATTTTCCATAAAATTCTATTTATTTTGTTGTTATATAAAAATCTCTGTCTCTTACTCGTTAGTTTCCGCCCTTTCCTGAGTCAGTTGTTTTGCGTTGATTGATTCCAAGTCGGAAGCAATTATTTTACAGGCTTCATCTACTAGCATATCACATAAAGTATCTCCAAATTCAACCACGGTATCTAATTTCTTGAAATCGTACTCTTTAGGTTTTCTGTAATATGTGAGTTCAGCCTTATTTACTTTAAAATCTTTGTTATGATATATATGAATCCTATCGTTAATTATAGTGTGAAAAGTTTCTTCAAAGTCAAAAGAGGGTAAGTTTAGTAAATCATCTACATTTGCTTCTTCTCTTAAGTGGGATTTCATCTGAACTTTCCCACAATTACCCTTTGAAACTATTGGTGTTACTCGTTTGAAGTAAACATAATCCTCAGGTAATTTCTCTGTTTGAACGTATATTCCCTTTTCTTTTACTGCTAAAGTTTCCTGTTTTAAAAGAATTTGTAGGTCATCTATTCTAATGGCTGTTTCTTCATCACCATCTTGAGTTTGATTCTTACCTATTTTTAACCTTCTAACAAGTTCATTAATAGCCTTTTGAAAACCTTCTTGCTTTGCGTATGACCAGATATTGTCATAATCTGCACTAGCTGACTTATTTAATCTAAGATCTATTTTAGCTGATACTTGTTTGATAGTCATTATTCTTTCCATTTTTGCTCAACTCTATCTCGTAGAGATGAAAGATCTTCACTAAACTTAGGTGTCATTATCTTACCTACTGCATCTTCTACAGTATTTCCAAGAACTGTACCATCAATAGTTGTGAACTTTTTGTCTCTTTGTTGTACAAAGTTGAAATATGTTCCGGCTTTAATATATGCCTCTGCGTATAATGCTGGTCTAGTTTGTTGACCTTTCCATTTTTCCACATAGTTTATAAAAACCTTAGGAGTATCTTTCTTTTTCTTTGTCACTAGTTTACCATCAATATACTTGATATGATAATTTACCAGATCTCTAATTGAAGTTGCTCTTGTATACGCTCCAAATGCGTTGGTATCATATTGTACACACCATGCTAGTATAAACAGAGCATCTGGACTTTCTTCTTTTCTAAGTTCTGCAAGAGCAGCGTGAGCATCACTTCTTTTCATTCCATCATCGTCATCATATGTTTCTTCTGTTTCAAGAATCAAGTAGTGTGGAATTTGGTGTCTTTCAGCCCAATCTCTAGTTGGTGCTATAAGATCTATAAATGCTCCGGAAATAATACTTAAATATAAAAGAGCGTGTACAGCATTTTTTGAATCGTAGAAACTGTTGATGTCATCATTTCCCAGGGAAATTCTGTTTACATCCCTATTTTCTCCCCAAAAGTAAAAGTTGTCCTCTTTAGTTACTGACTCACCACCATAATACTCGTCTATGATTGGCTTCAATTCTTTGATCTGTTTGATGACTTCTTTTTTCTCATCTTCATTATACCATTTAAAGAACTGTACTTTTTTCTCATCAAGGCCTGTTACGTACATAAGTCTTGGGGCACCGCCACCATCAACTCCTACTTTGTTTGCAGCCCTTTCAGAGATCCTTTTAAATGGTTCAGAAACTCCCGAATACCTTATAAAGGTATCACCTTCTTTGTCAGCTGAAGAAGCTGTGTTCTTAATTGCAAATCTAATACTCATTGTCTTGTTGGTTTAATTGGTAAACTTAGTTGTAAACAGCAGTACATTCCCGCTGAGGTTACGTTCCAGGACTGCCACGTGGAGGCGTTTACTTAGTCCCTGACTGGCTAAGCCAGTCGTTTATACTTTACAGAGCTGCAATACCTGTTCTTGGATTTTTAGGTACCAATTTCAATAGTTTAGTAGGATCTTTCACAATTGCTGTGTCAGCTCTACCAACAAATTTAACTTGATAACCTGTAAGTTCATCAGAAGCTGCGTGCATACCAAGCTGAATACCATTTACATTATGGCCCATTCTCAAAGCTGGGTGAGTTTGATCACCTGCTTCAACAATCATTCTCATCTTAGTACCATTCTTTCTTACAATTACAATATTGTCTCTACCTGTGTTATAATCTTCGATAAGCATAGTATAGCTAGAAAGACGGTAACCACCAGCCAGAATTGGATTTACAAATTCATCAGCTTTTACTGGATCAAATCCTGGTTCCCAAGTAACTTCAAGGTAACCAATATTTGGAATCTGATATCTCACAAAACGTGGAGCATTATATGTTAATTGACTAGCAGAGCCAGTAATAAATCCGTGATCTTTGTTCATGATCTGAGCTGGGATCTGGAATCCTTTCTTCATAAATGCCTGGTAGATAAGTTCTGAACCACCACGACCTGTTCTAATTACATATGTATTACTAGAAATACTATCACGCATTGGCACTTTACCCCACTCGAAATCCTTAATTGCATTTGTCAGTGTGTCAAGACTGAAGGTGTCGATTGAGTAAGAGTGTTTGTAACCTGCTAAATCAAGTTGGAACCATACACCAGGAACAAGCCTAGTAGTATCATAACCATCTCTTAATAGATTGACTTGGTCAGACCAAACCATTAGGTCATTATTTTGTTTCTGCATCATTGAAATAGCTATACTATCCAGTAAGTTTACAAAAGCTGCTTCACCAGCACCCCTTGATTTAGCTTCCTGGATCTTTTCCCAATAAGCTTTGTAGCTTTCAGGATCAGTCAAATCAACTACTTTATTATCTGCAATACCACGTATTTGATAGAATTGAAGAACTGTTTGTTCCATCCTTTGGATTTCTCTTGAATCAATCCTAGTGTTAGTATTCATGTACTCTACAGCACCTGAAGTAACCTTGTAGTGTTGTTGAAGAATTGCATTAGATAAGTAGTTTTTGTACTTAGCCATACCCATTCCACCAACTTGCCATACAGATTTATAACTGGAGAAGTCAAGACCTCTAATATCAGCTAATTTGATTATTTGACGCTGTGGCTGAAATTCAGCTTGAGTTACAAATTTTACCTGGGAGTTAGTATTAAGAACTGCCCATACTTTATAATGCTCACCAAGTTGCTCAATTTCCCTGTCAACAACAGTAAATGAAACCCTTGAAGTAAGATCAAACTTGAAGATTGAACCTGGTCCAAGATCTCTTTTTGTTACAACAAAAGGAATTTCTTCACCATCTCTACCTTGTTTGTCTTGACCAGTACCACCACTTACAAGACGAGTTGTAGCGTCTGCAGCAGAGGGAAGCTCAAATGTGTAGTATTCTGCATCAGAATATATCACTTGGGCATTATCAATTGCCAAGGTCAAAAGTGGAGAGTCTGTACGTTGCTTTAATGCCCAAAGGTCAAGAACGCCAAAATCAAGTGGTTTCTCTGGAGCAAGAGCTGTAATATATGGTATATCAATATGGTTTTTTAACCCTAGTGACCTTGCCTGTCCCATAAATATTCCAGGATGACCTAGCGTACCTAGTCCCTGAAGTGATGTTTGTATCATAGTCTATATTTGTTTTAAAAGTGTTATTATCTTCCAAACTTGGGAGTAGAGCTATATTTGCCTCTATTGACAACTTGTCTATCCTCTGTTTCTTGAGTAGCTCCTGCAGCTGTTCTGCTATCTGTTGCAACTCTTAATTTCTTTTGTATTCCTGCTGCTGTTTGGTCTGCAGCATTAGTTGAGATATAATTTAAAAGAGACTCTTTCTTACTGAGAAGAAGTGCAGCCATAGCTAGCATTTCAAAATCTCCCTTCTCATATAATTGATCTATAACTGAGTATATTCTATATCCACTGGTTTCTGGTGAAGGTTCAGCTATCATATTATAAACTGCAGCTTTTTCTTCTTGTTTAAGCTTCTCTTTACCAAAGATTGGTTTCTCGATAGCTTCAATTGCTTTATCTCGTATTTGTGAAACTAGAGTAAGATATTCTTGATTTTCTTCTTCCTTTTGTTTCATTAGCTGACTTAGATACTGTTTCTCCTCTTTTAAAATAAGAGGTTTGTATTTCTGTGCAGCACTTACAAGTTTTCCAGTAGTTTTAAGAGCTTCTATTTGTTCTTCAATAGCTTCTTCATTTTCACCTTTTTGGTTAAATCTAGTCCTTACTATTCTTTCTGCTTGTTCAATTTCAGCAGGATCTAAGTCTTTAACACTATCTATATTCTTAACACCTTGGATAAATGGCAGGATTTCTGCGGGATTATCTGTTAGTTCTGAATATTTGGCAACTGCTTGCCAGGCGGGGGATTTAGATTGATACCACTTCTGGTCCAGATCTTTTACCTTTTGATTGAGCTTATAATCAACTTGAATATCAATTACTTCATCAAATTCATCAAATGTCTTAGGAATGAAGTTTCTTTTTGTTCCATCTTCAGCATCTTCTTCAATTGCTACAAACTTTCCTGATTTCAATCCAGCTTCAAAATAATTTGAGATATCTTTTATCTCATTTTTAGCAGTATCTTTCTTTACAGTAGTACTGTCATTTGTTAGAATATCTGCCTTGTTTTCATCTGCTGATATTGGTTCCTGAGTTGTTTGTTCTGTTGTAGAACTAGCGGGAGTTTCAGTAGTTTGATCTGTTGTAGATGGTGACTGTGTTGTCTCTTCTGTTGTTGAAGCAAACATATCAGCTGGCTGTATGTCTGTTGCTGCACCAAATCTAACTGGTCCCTTTGTAGCTGTCTCATTTGGTAGGGCAAAAAGATCAGCCATTTGATTCTGATTTAAGTCTATTACGCTCATTTTTGGTTGGTTTTGTGTTCTATGATATAATTATAAACCTTTAAAGTTAATTCTCCAAATATATTTCAATACTACTATTTAAGTTTGTATAATATATACTAAATGTGATTATGATTTTTTAGCTTTCTTAGCTTCAGCATTCGTTTTATTTTCCTTGGCTACTTTAAGTGCATATTCACCCTTGAGCTTCTCTTTCTCAAGTTCCATAGCATTTTTCTCTCTTTCAAGGATCATTTTGTCTGCGTCAAGTTGTTTTCTTGCATCAAGTTCCTCTTGTGAAGCCCTTCTCTTCTCAGCAAGTTCTTGTTGCTTCTGCTGAGCATTAAGATTTTCTGCTGCATCTGGTACTGCATTAGCATTAACATCTGATTGTAGGCCACCAAGAGCCCTGATCCTTGCAATCTCAAGCTGAGTTTGTCTATCAAGTTCTTTTTGTTGATCTTCATGGGCAAGATTCTGAGCTTGCATTTCTTGCTGAGCCTGGATTTCCATTTGTCTTTGTTGTTGTTCAGCCTCAATTTGTGCAATCTCTCTTTGAATTTGCTCGTGTTCACTAGTCTTAATTACAGATAATATCTGTGGAATAGAGTTAGACACCAAAGCCTCAATCTTTGCAGACGCAGCTATAGGTAAAGTATTCTCATTCATTAGAAACTGTGAGATAGTTTGAAGTGCAGATCTTACATTTGCCTTAGATTCCAGATTAATATTATAATGTGGTAGTAAGTTATCCATACCTTCTATACTTAGGAACACATTCTCAGCCATTTCATTCATATATACCTCCCTAGAGGTCTCTTTGAATGTAGTATAATACTGAGCTGCATCAAGCATACGTTGTCTGAACCTTTGCATTAGATTAGAATGTTGCTCAAAATACTTCTCTGTTTGAGTCTCAGAGTAAACAATTCCTTGCTCTATACCAAATTTGGTCTCAGAGGCCTTATTTTGACCTAACCTTTGCCTGGTAATACCAATACTTTCTCCAGCCATCCATTTGATTTGGTCTGCAGCCTGTAGGTAGAACAGTGCTTCTTGAGCTGTGGATAAGTTAAGAACTGTAGGTAATGGTGGTTGTCCCATTCCTTCAAGTCCTTCTTTAGTAATAGAATACTCTAATATCTGTGAATCGTTTAATCTATCTTCATATTCCTCTCTTGGGTCTAAACCATTTGTTTTGTTACTAGAGTTGTTAACCGGATAACTTCTTTTATCTACAGCAACTTTGAGACCCTTGTCTTCAAGAAACTTCCTAGGAACCTTGTTCATACAGATGTTATATATGATCTGCTGAGGACGTAATCTATCAACTAACGAGTTTGCTGTAGTATTAATATGAGAGTATACACATCCTTCAACAGGAGGTAATGCATCAAAATAGCTGTCTCTACCTTGGAATTGGAATGGTACAGGTGCACCATCTATATAGATTGATTCAAGTGTATTACGGGAATTCATCCAGAATGTATGCTTCTGGTTAGGAGAGATCTTAATTACATGCCTCCATTCATTTCTCCAAGTCCAATCAATGTGTTCACCATATATTACATTATCCTTTGTTTTCTCTTTTACAACAGATAGATCATATTCTGGTTCAATTGTTACCTTAAAGTTCTCATCTACCCATTGTGGTGGGAGTCTGGAACCATCTCTATTGATTTTAGTAAGCCATCCTATTCTTGCCATTGATCTCCAATAGAGCCTCATGATCCTGAACATCTGAGGATGTCCTTGGACTATTCTACCGTTTACAGGCCCAAAGAGATCTGGATTCATGTTGTGATCAAAATTGGGACTGCGCATGTAATTGTATGCTAGCTCTTGACCTAAGAATGCGTCATTCCTTACTGGATTTAAATCAGTTGCCTCACTCCATGGTTTAGTAAGATCATAGTATGCTCCTTGTCTTGATTTTAGATAATCAGGAACCATTAAGTTAGTAGTCTTTACATAGATATCTTTAAGCTTAAGGATATCTTCTTCTTTCATTTTCCTACCAAATTTGTTAACTATATCTCCAGCTGAGCCAAAATCAAACCATAGGAAGTAATCACCTTCACTTACATACTTAACATTTGGTCCTTTGTGATAATCAGCATATACTGGATTAAGCAATTCTATCTTAAAATCATCTTCTAACATATCAATGTGCCAGAATTCAGAGTCAGTAATAAGACCTGATTCAAAGCCATCTGGTTCAATTTCATGAAGACGATATCTCCTATCATGTATTTTAACTACTTTCTCCGCCCATTTGGCACCAGTAGTTCTAAAGTTCTTTGATTTGAATTCTACTTGAGTAAGCTGTTTCATAGCTTTCTCCATTTCCATCTGGTAAGTCTGAGGATCAGTTTCTCCTGTAATACCAAGTCCTGCCAGGGTTTTTTGCTTCTCTAACATGGCTTGTTGACTAACTATCTGCTCAAATGCAACTTTCTTATTTTCAAAAGCTGTTGCAACTGAGTATGGATCAACAATATCAATAGTCCAGTTATTATCTCTTTTAACAAACTCACCTCTTAATACATCAACAAAATTAGGAACAAGAGCATAGAATTGTTGTAATGGGGATTCATTCTGTGGAAGATACATGTTAATAGACTGAAAGAACTGCTCAGGAGTAGGATTAATTAAATAATCACTGTGGTCTAATTTACCACTTCTCATCTTGTAGTTTCTCAACATTCTAGGAATTTTCCTCTCAACATTGTTCCACCCACATACTTCATAGTAATCAGCAACTGCGTGGATCCAGTCATCTGTCTTTTCTTCCAAAGTTAACATTTGGAAAGGAAGGATATCATCAATTGCTCCATTGAGCATTGTACTTTTATCAAGTTTGAATCCTTTATAGAGGTCTTTGCCCCAGATCAGCTTTGTTGACATTATATTTTTTGTTTAAAGTAATGAGTAAGGTTTGTTTCTACCATTAGTTCTAGACTGTCTAAAGCCACCACCAAGTAGGTTAATACCCTGTCTTTGTGGTCTAGGTTTCTCTTCTTCCTTAACTTCATTTATTGTAGGTATCCCAAATTCATTTTCGTATACCTTTCCTATTGTAAGAGCTGCACAGTGAGAGATTATTCTATCAAAGTTCCCTTTATCATTGTATTGTATATATTCTTCTAATAACCAGTAATCATCTGTTTTATCAATACCAGTATATATTTTCTCTACTTCACCCTTATCATTCTCTTTTCTATCAAACTCAGTACCAAAATACTCTTTTGCTGAGTTCTTAAGGATCCTCCACATCTGGTTCATTGGAGATATGATAAATCCGTAACTAGATCTTGAGAGTCCACCACCTTCAAAGTTCATATCCTTGGTTACCTGTACATCAGATTCTTTAGCTAAGTAGGTTTCTGCCCTACCATTACGCTTCATATAGTTAATGAAGTTAGGTTTTGATCTTTCAACGTATGCAATGGCATTGTAAAGTTTCAACAAATACCAGGCTTGCTCATTGCCTTTTTCAATTGGATCGTGCCTACCTCTATATGTAGCAACTATTTTACCACCTTCTATTCTAGTTTTTATCTTTTTATCTACAGTATCTAGGTATTTAACTTTTACCATTCTTTTATAGATATCTACAGACATTACTGATTCAGAAGTATAGGTGACATCAACCTCAACAGTATCTATACCACCAAAATAAGTATACCTTTTGGGATTCTCATCTGGCATCTCATAGATAGTAACTACTCCCCTTTTGTCTTCCCACGTAGGTATAATCGGATACCTATGCTCATCAGGAAGGTTATTAGTTTTAAACTTAATCTTCCCTTCATCGTTCTCATATAAAGTACATTTAAGTGGTTTAGTTTTCCAAAGTCCTTCTCTATCTTTATGTAGAATTCTTTCTTGTTGTCTTTGCATTGCCTCAGTATCCCACTCAGAACTTTTGCGCTGGTCAAAAGCTTGTTCTGGAGACATAGGCTTTTGTGATATATCTAACTGAGCAAGTTCTCTTCTTTTAAGATTTCTAACTTTCTCATTGTTACCCATCACAAACTTAACAGCTTCATTAATAAGAGAGTTTCCGTCCTTATCTATAAATCCTGTAAGGTTATAAACTTCTGAGATAAACAAACCACATTGTTTATATCCTGATTTCTTA